CGCAGCTAGCGTTCTGCTGAACCCAGATGTCCTTCGACGCGAACATGACGCGAGCCCTACGCTCGATCTCGCCAAGGTCGCCGTCAGCCAAGGTCAGCAATTGGGCGAGCTTGAAGGCGTCGGTCTTCTTCCAAGCCCAAGTCTGACCACGGAACTCGGTCCAGAGCGAAGCCCAGAGAGCGTTGATGGGAGACGGCTTTCGCCCTCTCTTCTTCGGAGAAGAAGAGATATTACTCTCCTCTTCTGTCCTCTCCTCTCCTCTCCTCTCCTTACTGGCATCCTCGGCCATGCTCTGACTATGCTTGGGCATAGCCGAACTATCCTTCGGCTTCTCCCAGCGAACCTCTGCACCCTTGCGACCCTTCTCGGCGTTGGCGAGTCGGCGGCGGTCGGACTCCGTGCGGGCTTCCTCGACCCACGGGATGTGGAGGTGGTCGGTTCCCCGGACGATGACGCCAGCGTCCACGAGTTCGTTCATGGGCACGCCACCGATCAGGCGGAGCAGGGTGCGCTCGTCTGCCGGACCATGGATCCACATCTGGAGCGCGGCCTTGAACATGGCTCCGACCAGCATCGAGTCGCCCCAGATCTGCGCCACGCCCTCGGACAGCATGAGCTTGGCTGGCGAGACAGGAAGGAACGGAAGGGGTTGTGTCTTCGGGCGGTACGGCTTAGGATCGGTCTTGTCAGTCATGTGAGCCTCCACTCACGGGCTGATGGTTGCGGTCAGGTCTTGCGCCATAAGTAACCTCGGTTGGGTCTGGATGCAATACCTGATCGCCACTTTGCTCTTTTTTCGGTGGGCGGGGTCGAGCCTTGTAAACCGATCCCGCCCACATCCAGCCCTACTTGCCAAGGGGGGCATGGGCGGCTAGAACACGGGTCATGCCGCAACCCCCTGGAACATTCCATCTCGTCAACGACGGAGACGATGATCGCCGCATCGTGCAAGGCGCAGACAACTTCTGGACCTTGTCGTTCGACTCATCCTATGGCGTTGACTGGACTGGGTTTGCGTGCCGAGCGCAGTTCCGTCGCGGATACCGAGACGACGAGTCCGATGTGCTGGCCGCTGCAACGTGCAGCATTGTTGACAGCGGTCCAGCACAGCGCATCGTGCAGTTCGTCCTTTCGTCTTCTGCTACTGATGCGTTGACGGAGGACAGCGGACTGTGGGATGCGGAGATCTACAACGGCACGCTGGTGTTCCGAATTGTCTCGGGGCGATGGACCCTCTGGAAGCAGGTGACTGAGTGACGACGTACCCGGTTGAGCTTGTTGGTGGATTCTCCGGCCTCTCATCCGGACAGATTCAAAGCATTGCCAAGGCACCGTTCACGCAGCATCTCGATGGCGTTCCGATCATCGGATCGAAGACGCCGCGCACGCTGGTCGGCGCTTCTGGCGCTTGGTTCTTTGACAACACCCCGCACGGTGACTTTACTGGAACGCTGCTTTCCGGCGGTGGTGGTCCCGCGCAGCTCCCTTGCGGACCTACCGGAGATGCTACGGTCGTGGCTATCGGGCGCGTCGCAAGCACCGCAGGGGCCGCTGCGTCCCTTACCTCAGGGACGGCGACCACCACTACGGCGTTCAAGACCGAGTATTCAATCACCTACGATCACGCGAACTATCAGTACGCGGTTCGCTTTCTTCGCACTAGCGGTACGGCGATTAACGTAACTGCCTGCAACTGGACTGCCTCGACGCTCCGCATCTCAAAGACCGGAGGCTTCTCGTCATACACCTACACGGGCTGGGACATGGTGCGCGTGTACGCACCCAGTTCTGGTGCCACTCTTGGCTGGTACGTCATCAAGACCAAGGTGGACAATGACACTATCGAGCTTACGTCCGACGCATCGATCCTATCTGCGGTGAACTTGACGGGCTCGGTAAGCATCGACCTTGTGCCGTCCGCGATGGCAACCTACATAGGCGGATGTACTTGGAACAACTCAACCAAGACCATCACGGCGACAGGCCAGTTCTCTACCTACACGCCGGGTTCCGACGACATTGTTCTAATTCGATCTGGAACTGGAACGATTGCCGAAAGCAATAATTTTGAGTCGTGGACTAAGGTTGTCAGCAAGACTAACGCCGACTCAATCGTTGTCGCTGACGCGGATATCGCCGACAATGGTGCTTCAAATCTTGGAATCGTCTTGTTCAGGCGACCGGTGTACGAAGAGGCCCCGGTTAGTACTGTCAACGCAAACGGAGTCAATGTGACGCTGTCGTCCGCGCTGGCTACCGCTCCCAAGTTTGGCGATCTGTACTACCTGTACATCACGCACGTTTACAACGACACGGCTGCTGCATTTGAAGTCGTGGACACGGTCAACACTACTCCGACCAACGACCCAGAAAATGTCCCGACAGCGTCGGCGTCTGGCACGAAGTTCTGCCCGTGGCCGTACAACACACCAGGCCCCCAGATCCGAGCTTCCCTCCAAGGCCACGCAGGTCTGTGTAGTTACCCGTTCTCGCGCGACAAGACTCAGATGCACTTCGCGTGGTGGGGCAACTTTACATTGCCGAAGGAAAGTTTTATCTACGGTGACAAGATCGAGATTGATCTGTCGGGGTCCGTCACATACAGCAACACTCCGTTCATTTTTGAGGTACTCCTAATCCCGAACTTTGATCCGGAGACGTTCTTCAACAAAGCGCACAACACGGCGAATGCTGGATTTGCGAGTCAAATTAACCAGTCCATCCCTTACGTTTGGATGCAGACCCAAGCCATTTCCTCCAGCGGATCCCGCGAAGTGACGTTTAAGATCATCGGGCAATCCATGGGCTACACTCGAGCCGCTGGGCCAGCATCGGCTACGCAATACAGCCAATTGTGGGAGATGAACTTCGCCGCAAACTCTGGCTCTACAGCTCAGTACACGGGAGATGTCGTCTCGGCCAAGCGTTCTATGCGCGTTAACTTCAGTCAGAACGCTATCAATATGCACGAGTCCGATACGCGCTGGACCGTGCTGGTCAAAACGGAACACCCGTACATGACTGGAAAGCCCGGCTCTCACGGCTACTACTTCGGAGAACCTTTCTCCGCCACGACGGGCAATGGAGGAGGTACGTGGCTGCATCACAGCAACACGACTCCGTCCGTGTCGTACGCTCCCGTCGCTCCGCGTACCGTCTTCCAGTCCTTCAGCGTCAAGCACTACCCTGCTGGGAGCTACTAAAGATGCCCGGTCCCTATTCCGATACCGAGTTCGTTCGAGCCGAGAGCGACGTTCCCGGCCCGAACAACTTGTACTACTACTGGCATCACGCCAGCGGGCTCTGCCACTTGGCGGTGTGGCGCCCTAGCGCGTCGTTCAAGAACGCTCCCGTCGCGGTGTTTATCCATGGAGGCTTGGGCTACAACCCCGGCTGGCGTGCCATGGAGGACAACGTCATCACGGGTAAGTACGCCGATCTGGCGGCGGAAATGTCTACGAAGGGATGGGTTGTCATCAGCCTTGAGTATCCCACTTGCGCTCGCAACGCCTCTCGCTCGCAAGCTGCCGGTGGAGCGGCTGAAGTATCTACCGGCCTGTCGGGCACCTGGGAAGAAATCCAACCTATTGCTTTCTGGCCTGAGCAACCCGCATACATCGCGCTCGCGATCCAGCACATCAAGAGCAACTGGTCGGGCATTGCAGACGAAACTGCAACGCTCAAGGGCGCCGAGCTGTGGGGTGCCAACAACAGCATTGACCCCAACTACATCCATTTGATCGGAAACAGTTGGGGCGGAACGATGGCGATGTATACGGCGCTTCAGCCGTCTGGGTACTACCCCTACATCCCAGAGAACGCATACGGCGAGATGGATCCGATGATGCCTCGGGCTTCTCACCGAGTCCGCAGCGTTTCAGCGGTCAGCCCCCAGATTGACTTCACGCAATGGTACTTCGACACGGGCGACACCGTCCCGCTTGACGAGATGTACCACAACGACCGTATGCAAGCGTTCATGCGGCGCGAGACGATGCGACGATGGTCTACGCTGCCAATGGCTTGGAAGAAGCAGAGCCCGTGGTGGATTCTTCAGGAATACCACCCAGAAAACACGCAGGTTGCTTTCAACGTCGAGTTCTTCGGAACTGGTATCGCCGGATGGGAACAGAACCTGACTTATCAGGATTGGTCGCCCGGCTCTGTCCGCGACGATGTAGCGGAAGGCAAGGCTTGGGTCGATCCGCATAACGGCAAGTTCCAAGGGAAGCCTCTTCGCGACGCTCTGCTGTCGTATGGCGAAGACTCTTCCGCTCCGATCCGAAAGAGTCGTGTCGCGTGGACTGGTGCTGGCTCCTTGGGCGATAACATCTTTGGTGCCGCGAACTACCCGACTCAGATGTTCTCTTGGCTGCGCTCCATCGGTTACCCCACTCAGTACACCTAAGCCATGTCGCACCTTTCCAACTCACTTGAGCGCTCCATTGGAGAGGCGTACCTAAACGGTGTCGTCAACAACACGACGAACAAAATTGCGTACGCCCTTGGCCTGACACAAGCCGCTGCTGGCAACAAACTCTACGTCTCGCTCCACACAGGAGATCCTACCGTAGACGCTCCGCAGAACGAAGTCACCACCACCGCATATCCCGGCTACCAACGAGCCGAAGTGCGAAGAGAGGGATCGTTCTCGCCTCCGTCTACGAGCAAATGGACCGCTTCAGGAACGGCGCCTGTTTCGTTTACTAACGCCGAGGCCATCATGTTCCCCATCGCTGGTTCGGGCGCCAGCGCGACGCTGACGCATTGGGGCATCTGGTCCAGTTCTTCCAGCACAAACGCCGACGATCTGCTGCTGCACGGACCTCTGGTCACGAGTGGCGCGGATTGGAAGTTGGGATACCACGCCGGTGTGGATGCTGCCGGTGCAGCAAGCACCACGTTCGTGTTCTGCCAGTCTCACGGTCTTGCTGCAGCCGATACGATCCGATGCTACGAGGTATACGACGGCCTTGCCAACAACATGACGTTGGCGGGTGCGAACACCGGCGTGCAGAAGGTTGTCAACACGGCCCCGACCACCAACACGTTTACGGTCACCGTGTCATTCGCCGGTCTTGACACCGGAGCGTTCTTGTTCATTAAGTCCTCAAGCTTGGCATTGACTGCTGGCAAGATCCCGTCAATCCCGGCGGGTGGCATGAAGATTCGGTTTGCATGAGCGATTTGCTCACAGATGGGTACTCTGGGACCAACTTCATCGTTGGCCGCGCAGCCGCACTTGGAGGCAGCGCTAGCCATTCGTCTTGGGACGACACGCTTGGACTCGCTGGGTGGGTGGACACGCTTTCGGGTGCGGTGGCATCGTCCGAGGTTGAAGATGTTTCGCTCCTGATGTATGGCGATGCCATCGTTGGATGCTTGTTCATGGGCGTGCCTGAAGATGACGTAGTGTTCACGGTGAAAGACATCTACGCATCGGCGCTTGTTGGCGGCAACGCGAAGGCGCGTGGCTACGCCGAACGCTTCGCCCCAGAGTTTGCTCGGTACTTGCAGCAAGGACGTAGGCGATGAAGCGCTTGACCATCTACAAGCAAGAGATCTTTCAGGGGGAGACGGCTCGTTTCCAGAACCGCATCACAACGACGGATGGGGTCGCCTTGACCGATGCCACCGTCCTGTCTTGGAACGTGCGCGTCTACAACAATGGCGGCTTGATCAAGAAGCTGGTCGATAACTCGACTAATACGCTGAACGTGTTTTTCCCGACGCTCCAGACTGGTAACGGCTGGGATCTTGATAGCGCTGGGTACAACTTTGAGTACGTCATGCCTGGTGACGCCTTCAAGATGGAGGGCGGCAAGACGTATCGGATGGAGTTCGACGCAACCACGGCGACCGAAAAAGTGAAGTGGGTGTGGAACCTGTCTGTGGTCCCGTGGATGGGCAGCACCTAATGGTCTCCACGAACGACCGTCTCGTAGAGCTGCGCGGAGCGCCGCGCTGGTTCCTTGAGTCAGTCCTCAGCTCTGATGGTCGTAAGCGCAAGCGTGAGATCATCATCGCTGGACCCGGCGGCACCGGAAAGTCGCGCGGCATCCTGCAAGTCATCGCGTACTTCTGCGAGACATACGGAAAGCTGCGCGTGCTTATCTGCCGCAAGACTAGGGAGTCGCAGACCAGCTCGACGCTCGTGGAGCTGGAGGAGTGCTTCCCTGAGAATCACGAAGTCCTTAACGGACCGCAGCGCGAGCAACGCAGCATCTACCACTTCCCCAACGGGAGTGAGATCGCCGTCATCGGCCTTGATAAGCCTCAGAAGGTGTTCTCGACGAAGTGGGACATCATCTACTTTGAGGAGTTGACCGAAGAGGGCGTGACGCTGGAGCAATGGGAGCTGTTCTATCGCGGTCTTCGCGGCAACAGCCCCATTAACGGCCAGCACATCTTGATCGCGACCTGCAACCCGACCTTCCCCGAGCATTGGGTTCGGCAACGCATTCTGAGCGGAGAGTGTGAGACTTACGAGACTCGCCACGAAGACAACCCTAGGTGGCACACCGGCGAGCTTGATGCGGAAGGTAACTACACCGAAAGCGGGTGGACTGAGGAAGGCCGCTCGTATATCGACGGTCTTCGCAAGATGTCGGGCTACACGCGGCGCCGTCTGCTTGATGGAGAGTGGTGCAGCGCGGACGGCCTAGTCCTCCCTGAGTACAACCGAGATCTCCACGTTATCGACGCTCGGATTGAGCAGCATTCAGGCGATCACTACATCACCATGGGGAACGGTGAAGAGGCTCGCCTCATTGAATGGTATTTCTTGTCAATGGACTTCGGCTTCCGTGCGCCGGGATGCTTGCAGATCTGGGCCGTCGATGGAGATGACAAGCTCTACCGAGTAGTTGAGGTGTACCAGCGCGGGCGCAATCTTGACTGGTGGGCCGATGTTGTCTGCACGCTGGCGAAGGAGTTTCCTTTCCATCGCGGTGTGGCCGACTGTGCTGACCCAAACGCGATCAACTTCCTGAACGACAGGCTCGGGCGAGCCCGCAGCAGACCGCTGCACCGCATGATCCAGCCGAGCGACAAGAGCGGTGGCAAGTTGCACGGGCTTGACCAGTTGCGATGGGGCCTGTCCAAGGACAGCAAGGGACCGCGAACCTTCCTACTCAAGAATGCTCTGCGCTACGGGCGCGACAACGAGTTGAAGGCAAAGGGTAGGCCCACTTGCCTCGAGGAGGAGTTGACCGCCTACGTCTGGAAAAAGGTCAGGAACGGTGCAGCCGAAGCAGAGGAACCCGACCCGAACAGTTCCGACCACGCGATTGATGCTGCGACGTACGCGCACGTTTTCGCATGGAAGAAGGATCTCAAGCCCAACAAACCCCAGCGGACGTTCAAGCAAGGAACTCTTGGTTCCCTCTTGACTCTCAACGGTAAGGAGTTGCCGTGGCCGAAGTACCGATGAACGACGAGAAGCGCGAAAAGACCAACTACTGGGAAAACCCCGAGAACATCCGCCAAGAAATTGAGGCGGCGGAGAAGGAGCGTGACAAGCGCATCGGGAAGTTCTCTCAGATGCTGCGCTTGTACGAAGGCCCAGGGCGCCAAGAAGTTAGCGATGATGCCTTCCTTCCGTACAACTTCTACTACGAGTGGATGTCGTTGGTCCGTCCTCAGATCGCGTTCCAGAACCCGCGCGTCCGTATCCGCAGCAAGAAGCCTGAGGTGAACGGCATTCAAGCTCTCGCGCTCGAGTACTACCTCAACCGCTGGCTGCGCGACACGCACTACATCCGCACTATCGAGCGCGCCACGACGCACCTGGCGTTCGGCCACGGCGTGACGATGACGGTGTTGGACGAGTACGCGAAGGGCGACTACGACGACCTCGTCACGCGCCCGCGCAAGATCGTGATCGACCCGTCGCAGTTCGGGATGGACTCGCTCGCGCGTAGCTGGGAAGAGAGCCGCATCTTCTTCCACAAGTGCATCTGCGACAAGCACGAGCTTATGGAGCGTGCCAAGGAAGAGGAGGGCTGGGACAAGGAAGCCATCAAGAAGATGGCGACCAACTCCAACCTCCGTGACATCGGTCGCCCTGAGACGAGCCTTGACCGTGGCGAGGTCTGCTACTGGGAAGTGTGGATTCCCGACGACTCGCCCGAAGACAGCAAGGAGAACGGCACGCTGCTTTGCATCGGCCACTACAGCACGAGCGATGGCGATAAGGCGATGTTCTTGCGCGAGCCGCGCCCGTACTACGGTCCGCGCTGGGGACCGTATACGATCTGGGACGCCTACTACGTTCCGCGCAGCCCGTGGCCGATGGGTCCGTTTCAGGCGATGGACGGCCTCGTCCGTGCGCTGAACGCTCAGGCCCGCGTCAACCTGCGCCGCGCCAGAAGTCGCAAGGATCTGATGCTGTTCGACGAGTCGGACACGAAGGACGCTGAGAAGATCCTCAACGCTCCGGACGGCGCTGGCATCGGCATCTCGCAGTTTGAAGGTAACAAGTTTGAGAAGGTGCAGATCGGTGGCGTTAACGAAGACGAACTGACGTACGAGCAATGGCTAGACGGCCTTCTGAAGCGTGGCAGCGGGCTGTCTTCTGCCGAGCTTGGAAACACCGCGAGCGGATCGTCTGCGACCGCCGACGCCATCGCTGCGCGTGGTAGCGCGGCCCGCTTGTCCTTCTTGGAGCAGAAGGTCTACGACGCGGTGCAGCGCGACCTGAAGACGGTCGCCTACTACGCATGGCGTGACGAGAATGTTGTTCAGCCCCTCGGCAAGGAGTTCCAGAACGAACTCGTGAAGATGGGTGTCCCCCCCGAGCTTGCCCTATCCGTTCCTCTTGAGTGGAAGGGTGGCGAAGATGGCTCGTTCGACGATCTTGAGATCGAGATTGAGCCGTACTCCATGCGCCGTGTGGATGAGGGCAGCGAACAGGCCAAGACGCTCCAGTTCTTCCAGCTTATGACCAGCGTCGCGCAGTTGATCCCGTCCACCCCGTGGATGGATTGGAACAAGATGCTCAACACGCTGGGCGAGCGGTTCTATATGCCCGACCTCGGAGAGACTGTTGACCTCAACCTTGCCTCCCAAGTGGGCGCGATGATGATGCAGCAGCAGCAAGCTATGACGGCGCAGCCTGCCAAGGCTGTCAGCGGTCCTCGCATGAGCGGCGATTTCAAGCCCGCGCCAATTCAGTCCCCGCAGGGCGGCGGTCTGTCCCGCCTCCCTAGGCCGTCCGAACTGGGTAGCGGAGGATCAGGGCTCCCAGGCCAGAACTCAGGCGCCAAGGTTGGCGCCGCAGCAAGAGGTGCATAGTGATATACGAGTTTGAGGACAAGCTGGGTAACAAGCTGGAATTGCATTACCCTATTAGCGAGGCCCCCAAGATTGGGGATATTGTCAATTTGGATGGGACTGAGTATCGTCGAATCCCATCTATGCCCTCGCTCCGACCTGACGAGAAGCCTGTCATTTCCCACGCCTCGCCGCGCTGGCACGGCATGAAGGAAAAGAAGGGTGGCTTCTATCGGCACTACACCCGTGATGGGAAGCCCATCATTGATAGCCGCGCTGCACGGGAAGCAGCGCAGCGCGATGCGGCTGTCACGGGTGAAACTATCTTGAACGCGAGGGATGTGGACTAATGGCTGAAGCAGAAGTGAAGGTGGCCGCGAAGGCCGCTGTCGAGAAGGCGGATAACGCCTTCCTTGAGAAGCTGTTTGGCAACGAGTCGGCACCTGCTGCGGAGGCGACGGAAGCGCCCGCAGAGGAGCCGAAGGCCAAGGCTGTTGCGGCTGAGGAAGAGCCGCAGGAAGAGACCACCGAGCAGCCTAAGGCTGCTGCGGAGGAGAAGCCCGCGAAGAGCGACAAGGCGCAGAGCGACTCGGAATACGAGAAGGCTTGTAGCGTCCTCGCGCTCGACGGGGTTTCCAAGACGGTGTTGGGCAAGCTCGACCGTGCAGAAGTCCTTGAGTGGGCTTCCAAGGCGAAAGAGCGTCAGGCCAAGACCGCCAATGAGTTGCAGCAACGCTCTGAACGGATCAAGGCTTTGGAGGGCGGCGTCGCAACGCAGAAGTCGGAGACCAAGGCTACGGCCAGTCCAACCGATGAAGGCGATGACGCTGATATGCGCTCCATCAAGGAGACGTTCGGTGATGAGTTTGCGGCTCCCCTTGCTCAATACATCAAGAAGCAGACGGAAGCGGTGAAGGCTGCGTACGAGGATCGCCTCGCGCAGCATGAGGCGCTGATCGTCCGCAACTTGATTGATGGGGCTAGGGCGTCCCTGCGTGACCAGTTCCCGCAGTTGGACGACCCTGCAAAGGTCGAATTGGTTCAGCAAGAGATGGGGGCTCACCTGCACAAGTATCAGGACAAGTCCCCGAACGAACGGGCACAGCTCGCTATGCGCGACGCAGCTCGCGTTCTCTTCTTTGATGAACTCAAGGCGACCGAAGCGGGGAAGGCGCTTGCTTCCTACAAGCGCAAGATGTCGTCCCAGCCTACGCCGCCCTCGGGCCGCACTACGGGTCCGCGTGTCATGTCCGCCTCTGAGCGGGAAGACGCGCTGCTCGATGCGATCTTCCGTGGGGATTCGGAGGCGAAGGAACGACTGATGCGTTCCCCCTGACCAACACCCAACACTCCTAAGGAGTAACCATGGCTTCTCTTTCCGACTTTGCGGACTTTGTCAAGTCCACCGCCCCGGCTTGGGCGTCGTCGCAGGATGCCTTCGTTAACGAGATCCAGCAGAACAGCTATCCGCTGGCTCGTTTCCTGAAGGGCCGCGACATGGCCGATGTGTTCCAGAACGGCGAGCGTATCAAGGATGGCATCATCCTCGATCAGCCCGGCACCTTCCAGATGATCAGCCCGGAGACCGAGTCCACCTGGACGAACGCTCAGACGCTGACGACCTGGGAAATCCCGTGGCGCTTCGCTCAGGCCCATATGTCGTGGACCGCGCAGGAAGTCGAGCTGAACGAAGGTTCTTCGGCTGCTGTGTGGAAGCGCGTCAAGAAGATCAAGCAGACGGGCCTCGCGAACGACATCGTTCACGGCCTGAACAGCAAGCTCTTCGCGCGCCCGCAGTACTCGAAGATGGAGTCGTTCACGGCTGACCCCGGTGAGCCGAACTCGATCCCCGTCTTCGTGAACGAGTACGACAACGGTCTCTGGGCTCCGGGCACGGTTACCGATGCGTACGGCAGCGGCACGGTGCAGGGCATCAACCCTGTCACCAAGACTGGTTGGCGTCCGGTCGAGAAGAACTACGCGAGTCTCGGCGCTGGCGTGGCGAACAACCTGCTAGTTGCGTTCGACGACATCTTCCTCGATCTCCAGTTCCGCCAGCCGGGGACGATGAACGAGTACTTTGAGAACGAGTCGATGTTCCGTCAGGTCATCTACTGCTCGAAGGACGGCATCATCCAGTACAAGCGGCTCCTCCGCGCTGAGAACGACGTTACGGTTGTTCCGGGTCGTCAGGATCCGGCGTACCAGAACCCGACGTACTCGGGCATCCCGCTGGAGCGTGCGCCGCAGCTCGAGACCGAGAAGCTCTACGCTACGTCGGGTACGACGCTGTTCACCGAAAGCCCGAACCTCTCGGGCGATGAGGCGAACGCTCTTGAAGGTCCGCGCTACTACTGGATCAACGCCAACTACATGAAGATGGCGTTCCACTCCAACTACTACTTCAAGTACCTCGACGTGTTCTCGCCTGAGAAGAACCGCACGAAGTACATCCTTCCCATCCAGATTTGGTTCAACCTCTACGTCACCTCGCGTCGGCACCACGGCATCGTGTCGCCCAGCGCCGATGTGACCTGATCCTAGGAGACTGATCACATGAACATTCAAACCATGGGCGCTCCGGGCGTTGGTCCGGCGTTCTCGCATGAAACCTGTGTGGTCTACAACCGCACCGGAGCGACGGTCGTTCTCGGCGATGTGCTGATGCTCGACCTCTACAACTCGGAGACGACTCACGGTTCGTCTCTTCTCCAGCCGAACGTCGATGTTGGCAATGCTGTCAGTTCGGCGCGATGCCACCCTTGGGGCAATGCCATCACTCCGTCCTCGGCCACAACTCCTTCTGGCCTCGGAACGGTGACTGATGACCCCGGCTTCATTTTCGGCGTGGTTTCGAGTCTGATGACTGGCGGCGGCGCCGATGACACGAAGGTTCAAATCACCCTTCGTGGCATGGTTGAGGCTCGCCTTAAGCAGGCTCCGACCATCGGTACGGATCTGTATGCCGAAAACGCTGTTCGCACGCTTCAGACCCTGCAGACCGACGCCAACCGCTGCATCGCCCGCACGGCGATTGGCGATGGCACGACTGGTGTGTACGGCTCTGCGGGCACGTTCCTCGTTCTGTTCGATGGTCTGAGTGGCTCGATTGGTGCGGCCACCTACGCCAGCTAGTTTGATTCCTCGGCGGGGAGCGTCATGACCGCTCTCCGCTGGGGACCATTGGAGGAACCATGCTCACCGTCACAGATTGCGCTGACTACCTCATCCGTCGTCTGGACGGTGAGCCCTCCGTGCCTGTCCTGACCCTGTGCAACCGCGCTGGGTCGTACCTCGTCGATATGCACACTTGGTCGTGGCTGATCCGCCCATCGGCCAAGCTCTCGCTGCGAACCGGCAGCGAATATATCCAGCTCCCGTCCGACTTTGGTCGGATGTACGGTCAGCCCAAGCCCACGACCGTCGCGTCCGTCGTCAGCCTTGAGATGGTGTCGATGGAGGAGTACTTGCGCTACCGTCAAGACTACATGGACGGTGGACCGCGCTACATGGCGACCATGGTGTACGGCAAGGATGTCGATGGCATCTTCGGCCCCAAAATGCAGATCTGGCCGATCCCGCTCAATGATACGCAGGACGCCTTCCGACTCGCGTACCTGGCGAAGTGGGTCGATCTGGTCAACGACACCGAACCAATTTCCATCCCCCCGTGGATGGAGTTCTTCTACCTTGAGATCTTGTTCGCCTTCGCGCAGAGCTACGACGAGCATGACGTTGCCCCTTTGTCGCAACGCCTTGCTCTCCTTCAGCAGAGTGCGGAGTTTATGAACCTCAAGAAGCGCGACGGCGGTGTTCAGCCGTTCGTCGGCATCGTCCGTGGTGGGGCGATGGATGCCGAGTACATCCGAGACTCTGCGGCCAAGGTCGGCCTTGCAGGTCGGCTGCTTGATCCCTATGGGAACTGAACCATGCACCACACTCCGCTTCGTGAATACACCGCTTCGCTTTGGATGATCGTCAACAGCACTTCCAACCTGTACCCGACTACTGGGCAAGGCGGAAGCACGGCAACCCGCGCTTCAAGCGCTGCGTTCAGCGCGAGTCTGCAAAACCCCGTCATCCTTGAGGCTATTGCGATTGAGGAAACTACTGCCTCCGGGACGGTAACGATCAGCGACGGCGCGGCCAGCCCCGCCGAGTTGTTCTCGGTCAAGGTCGAACATAAGCAAAACGCAAGTCAATGGTTCCCCATCGGCGGTCCCTACGGCTGTCGGCTGAACCAGAACTTCTGCATCAAGGTCAGCGACACGACCCACCTTCCCAAGGTCAAGCTGTTCTATCGCTTCCAGCCGTAATGAACACGCTCCTCCGATCTCGGACATTGTTCCGATCTAGGTGGGCATCCGACGCAGGCGGAGAAACCCCCGTCTACACGTTCGTCTCGATCACGCCGAACGACGGAACGGAGCTTGGTGGCGACACGGTCACCATCGTGATCTCTGGCTTCGACGCATACGAGACGAACGAGATCCGTTTTAGCTGCGACGCTGTTGGAGATGGTGGGGACATCGCCACCTTCACGGTTACAAACGCCACGACACTCAGCGTGACGACTCCGTATTCCACGCCGGGGCCCGGCCTTTGCAATGTGGTCGTTGAACAGTCCACGCTCCAGCGGGCCATTGGTATCAATATGTTCCAGTACAACGTCTATCTCCCGTAGCCCATGCCCGAAATCCCGGTCCCGTTCCCTCTCGGCGGCATTAACGAAACTACGTCGCATGAGTCGCAGCCCCCCGGAACTTCGGTGGATGCGGCCAACGTCAGGTCGTTTGATGGCGCGACGGGCCGTGCCCGTGGAGCGCAGCGAGAGGGGATGGCTCGTTTGTCGGATGACCGTCTGTCCGCGAACGGCAAGGTCCAAGCGATCACAACGGTGACCTATGACGGTCGCCAGACGCTCTATAGCGAAAAGCAAACCGCGACCGCTGGAGATTTGAAAGACTGGGAGCTGTCCGTTGGGACAGTTAAGTCTGTCGCGCTGGACAATCGTGGAGATGTGTTTGTTGTCGAGGGTAACGCTCGGCTAGTCAAGTACAACGCAAGCGGAGTAAAGCAGTACGAGGTCACACTCCCCGTCCCAACGGCTACGCAATCCGTGCGAGCCATGCACATCAGCGAACTTGGCGATGTGTACGTTGCGTGCAGCGAAGGCTTGACGGGCCAGCACCTGTGCTGGATCCGCTCGTACTACACAGACCCTGACACAAACCTCGCGCTTCGATGGTCCATGACGGTCGGCGGATTTGTCCAAGCGATGATGATCCGCGACGAGAAGCTCTACGCAGCGATCAACTACCCAGACTCTGGCAAAGCGAAGATTGTTGCGTACGAACTCATCTACACATCGATCCCCGTCGTTTCTCGAGAATGGTACGTCCCGTACCCCGTCAACGACTTCTCTTTTAACGAGAAGGGCGAGTTCATCACGGCGCACGAGGAGCGCGACAATCGCTCCTACGATCCTCGAAGCCCTGGCATCACCCATGTCGTAGATCCTTCGGCCATGCGCTGGAACCCTACGATGCTGCCTCAATGGGAAGAGCGCCGCTGGTGTTGGTTTGACGCCAGTCAAATCCCTACTCAGGCGGGCAGCGAAGCCATTCAAGACGGCGATGATATTGAGTTCTGGGAGGACACTTCCGGTCTCGGCCAAGTGATCCTTCAGCCCAGCACGGTATCGGGCGATAAGGCCCCGAAGTTCCTTAAGGGCGGCATTTCCGGTCGCTCTGCGGTGCGTTTTGAGGGGGCCGACTATCGCCTTGAGACGCAAGGCTCTATCGGCACGGCGGCATCTCAGGACGACGCCCAGAAGACGTTGGCCCCCGGCACCAAGGGTTACTTGATGGTCATTGTGGCGCGTCTAGGCCAAGACTACGCCGCGCCCGGATGCCTTTTCTACCAGAACAACTACTGGTGGCCGAGCGAGGCCACTCTCGACGATTACTTCTGTTGGCCGCAAACGAATAGTAACAACCCTGCAGCTCGTGCGAACCAGCGCCTAGACCATGGCATTTTCGCAAACTGCGAGTACTTGCAACGGACTGCTAACTGGGGATACACAACTGACCCTGCGGTTTTTGATCCAGACGGGTTCGACAACAGCGTTTACGGCGTGACGCTGTACAACAACGACGCATTGACTTGCAATGCAAACGCTGGCGGATATGCCGCCGGTACGACGTACTACGTCCAAGGAAAGTACAACTACCAAGGATTCGGTCGCGTAGTGACTCTCAGCACTAGCCCTTGGGTTACCGGAGAGGTCGGATCCGGGACTTACGGGACTATCCCCGGTGGACCTTCGCACGGGACAAACGTGTCGTTCACATGGAAAGATTACACGACGAAGTCGTATCTCTTCGGCAATGTAATCATTTCTGCAGAGAGCCATCGTAACAGGTCTCCGCTCAACACGACGCATTACCCGTTGCAGCAGATGGGCTATGCCAGAAATAGCTTCGGCAAGTCCGACAATTTGTCTGGTATGTCGATAATTACTGTCCTTCGCGACAACGACGACTGCGACAGCGAATCCTCGTATTCACAGTTCCGAGTAAACGGAGTTCCTCTTGCCCAATGGCATGGTCTTAAGTTTACGACGCCCGTGAATCAAAAGAGCGTCATTGGGAAAGTCAAGACATCGGATGCTAGTGACCCGTCGTCAACAATTGATGTCGGATGCCTTGGCCTTGACGCAGACATCTACGAGATCTTTGTTGTTCGTCGATACACGGATGACGAGGACGGTAAGAAGAAGGTCTGCACATTCCCGATCTACAACGCGAATGCGACCGGCACGAACCCGAGCTACCAGTCGGACAGCGATACCGAGATCGAACGGATTGAGGGCTACTTCGCGTGGAAGTACGGTCTGTCGCATCTGCTCGACGACGGCGGCGGAATCCCAGACAGTCTCCCCGTCTGGACAAACGGCATCGGTGAGAGCGAGTACGCCCATCCGTTCGGACTAAGCACCGTGACCGGCTGCGTGCAGCAACCGCCTAACGTGGCGGGCAAGGACGATGACAGCATCGACAAGGTTCTCTGGACATCCGAGAACCCGATTATGGCAAAGTGGAACTTCCAGCGTGGAACCACCTGGGCTTTGTCGCCAAGCGGTGGGGTCGGATACTGCGTAAAGACGGATGGAAAGTCCGTCTGGAGCATTGGCCGTAAGAATGCGGATGGCGCTGCGGTTGTCCTCTGGGAGGACGCTGGCCGAACGGCAGAGCAGGTTGCGTCCGCTGTTGTCTACAGCGATCAGACCAGCCTTCCGACTGAGTACAGCTACAAGCATCCCATCGCTAGCTTGGACCAGTACGGGCAGTTCTGGGTGCCGTCAGCTTGGGACGACGAGCTTCGTCACTCAAGCGTCCGCGTGTTCAAGGGGCCGACTTCGGGTACGGTCCTGCAAGAGCGGATCGTGTACGCGACTGACGCGATCACGGAGAAGGACTGCTACGCGGCTGTGGTGGACACTACCGTACGCGACTACCTCGATAACCCCAACACGATCACTCTCCCTGAGTACTTCGTTCTGGGAACTTCGGATGCTGGCCTTGATGACACCGTCACGGTTCAGTATTGCGACCCTGTCCAAGGCGTGGTTGACCCCAACGCCAAGGCACGCAACGTAGTTTGGCTCGGAATCTCGGGCGGCGAAATCAAGACTTTCACCGGAGGCAACGTACAGACCGTCGTTGTCGAGGGCGCTCAATTAAGCGCGGACGCTCGCCTAGTTCAGGCCGTTACAGCGTATCAGAAGGTCTACATCACGGACGGGGCGTCCTACAAGGTTTACGACCCCAAGACCAACACAGCCAAGGATTGGCGTGCGGGCAAGAGTGGCCGTATTCCTGAGCGCTGCCGACTGATGACTTTCTGGCGCGGTCGTATGGTCCTTGCCCGTGGGCCTAACGATCCGTTCAACTGGCACATGAGCGCATCTGGAGATCCTGATGACTGGGATCTTTTCCCTCCGGATGGCCCGCTTGAAACTCAGGCAATCTCTGGCAACAACAGCGAGATTGGCGGCAACCACGACATCATCAACGCCCTGATCCCATATGACCGCGAGCGGTTGATCTTCGGAGGCGACCACTCAATCCATCTCATGTGGGGTGATCCCATGGCGGGCGGCGTCATCACGATGCTCTCGGACGCGACGGGCATTGCGTACGGAAGCGGATACGCAAAGGACTCGCAGGGAATCCTGTACTTCTTCGGATCGCGTGGCGGCGTGTACGCTATGTCGCCAGGTGGTGCAGCGGATCGCATCTCCAACCACCCTCAGAAGATCAGCTCCCAGAGCATTGACAGGCGACTCGAGAAGGTCAACTTCGACACGCACTACGTTGGCATGGCGTGGGACGACATCAACCAGCACCTCCATGTGTATCAGATGCCGTTCGGTGAACACACCGAGAAGATGGAGCATTGGTGCTGGGAGAAGCGTACCAATTCTTGGTGGATCGATACGTTCGCTGATCTCGACCTTGAGCCTACGTCCGTGTTCCTCATGGACGGAGATGAGCCCGAGGACAGGATCATTGCGGTCGGCTGTCAGGATGGCTACGTCAGGTATCCGAATAGAACGGCCACCAGCGACGATGGCTATGCCATCGACAGCTATGTGACCATCGGTCCTTTCTACTCCGGAACCGATCAGATCCGTCTTCGCAACCCCAAGTTTGCCCTATCGAAGGATCAGGGCGGATGTTGGCTGGAGCTGTCGGTGAGCGATTCCGCCGACAGCGTGGGTGAAGTTGCCCATCGCGTGCGCCTGAATCCGGGCCAGAACAACCGATCCATGGTCGGCGTTCGTGGGGCGTACTGCTGGCTGACGCTTAGGAGCGCTGCTAACGGTCACCGCTGGGCCTACGAGAGCGGAGCCGTTAACATTCAGCCCTCGGGGCGTAGGATTGCTCCGTGAACCCTAATCGGAAGATCCCGCGTGCGTCAAACTCATCGCGTGTATTCGGCCCTGATGACCCGCGCATGGAGGCTAACTCGCGCCGCGTCGCTAGGGATCAGGCGCGTGAAACGCGCGAGGCTGCTTCGCAGCCTAAAGGCGTATCGGCTGAGAGCGGAGATGGAGATCGCGGCGTTCGTGTATCAGCGAATGGAACGGATCTTGGTCGCTTTGCGGGCATTGACCTAACCGAAGGCAACGGAATTGATCTGCGCCTAGTCAAGATTCCGGCTAAGGACAAGGTTATTGCTGAGATGTCTTTGGCCGCTGGAGACTATGGGGACATAGTCATCGGCCCAGGCGGCGGAACCATCTCCGTCAATGATGCCGTGGTGCTGAATCAGGGTCGTCTTGGCTTGGCCGACATCGCGTATAGCGCCGACGCCGGGGACTTGTTGACGGGCATCGTCGATCAGGCTCGACTCGGTAGCGGTACAGCCGACGCCACGACCTTCTTGCGTGGCGACAAGACTTGGGCGATTCCCGGAGGATTGATTTTTGACGGGCTGAAGGGGGAGATTCTGGTCTCCTCGTCTAGCTCATTGTTCACCATCGAGCCCGGCGTGGTCAGCACGACCAAGATGGGCGGGGATGTGACGGTAGCTGGGAAAGCCCTACTGACGGCAGCGGACGCCTCAGCCCAGAGGTCCGCATTGTCCCTAGCCTCCGTGGCATCAAGTGGCAGCGCCTCTGATTTGACGACAGGTACTGTGGCGACTGCCCGCCTTGGCTCCGGCACGGCCAACAACACGACGTTCCTGCGCGGCGACAACACTTGGGCCGTCCCTGCCGGGGGCGGCGGCGGTGCATCTTTGGCCGAGATCAGGAAGGCGGTATCATTGCGCCTATGATCCTGCTGACGGCCACGACGCACGCGCTGGAGCTTCAGACATCGAGTTCGTCCTCGACGGACTGGACCTGCTCCTACGTCGATATGGATGCGTCCGCGACGACGCCTGGCAGCAAT